GAGGAGATTCAGCTTGCGAAGTCGATGAAGGATGTCCTGTCGATATACAAGTCCAGACTTGCCGGGCCTTTGGCAGCAGCCGAGACAGAGGAGCTCCACGAGGATCTGAAGGCGTCGCCCATCTACGCACACATAGGCGTCCACCTGGAATCCGTGCTAGCGAGCACTGCCGGTCTGATGGGCTTTGCTGCCATGAATGCCGTGAAGGTCTTCCGCCTTCTTCCGCCGCCGGACGTTAACATCGCCACTGCCCTGCTTGCCAGATGGGCGGAAGCGTGCGTGGTCCGCAGAGTGGCCGCAGCTGATATAGCTGAGTTCAAAGACGCGCTAAGAGCCGTCATTCTCAGCGCTTACATCCGCGTGCCAGGCGTCAAGCTAGAGCTGAAGGACCCTCAAGCAGTCCCCGCTTGGTGGTCAGCATACAAGAGCCACGATTACGACAAAATACCGTTCGAGGAACTGGCACGTACACTCAAATGGGAAGGCACTGGGGTCATGGCGCCTAGGGACAGGCTCAATCCGGCCAACTGGAAGGACTCAGGCCTGGGGGCTGAGACGCTTTCAGAAGCCGAGAGAGGCATGACGCCCAGGCGCTTCCGCAACATGCTGCTCAGGATGGCATTCAAAGACGACTGTAGCATGCCTGACAGTCCTAGTTCATATGCAGAAGAGCTGTCCGCCGCAATGCTCAAGCCGGAGAGTCATAAGGAGCGCATCGCCTACATGAACCATCTAGCAAGCCGCCAGAAGCAGTCTGAAACGGAGGCAGCAGTTGACGACGTCATGCAGTACCATCCGAGCTTCGCCGTCAAAAAGACTGGAGTCGAGAGAGATGAGAGGTTTGATGTCATGAGCCAGCCACCGGCATTCGGCTCGAAGGTTGCCATGTGGTATAGCTTCGACATCAGCGGATGGTCCGCGAATATGCCCGCGGACATACAGATGGCGAGTCACCAAGTGTGGGATGAACTGTACCCAGGGGGCAAATTCATGGCCACTGCAGGGAACAACACGATGTCGAAAGTCTACGTCGACGGGGGTGGGTACTTCGCATGGTACGAGAATCCAGGTGCGAACTTCGAGGGGTACAACGGGAAGGAGATGACGGCTTTGCATATCGCCATCATGACAATAGCTGTAAGGCGGTTGCGTGCATTGTTCCCCGCCGTTCCTCCAGCGGACCTTACTGTCATGCTCATGTCCTACATAGATGACGGCGTGGCCAAACTCGTCGTTGACAGGAACGTGGCATCTGAAGTTTTCGACGCTTGGAAGGCGCTGGTCATTACTACTTGGGCATCGTTCGGCTTCACGATCGAGCCTAAGAAGAGCTTCCCCAGTGACAGGTTCTTCGAGTTCCTGAATGAGGCGTACTATGCAGGCAGGCATCTGGCGCACGGGGTCAAGGCCGCTATGAGAATCACAGCCGACCGGTTCG